CTCAGAACCAATAACTAAAACTCTATGAGCTTCAGAAGTAGTTGAAGTAGAATTTAAAGCATCAGCGTCTGCCATGTTAGCATCAGCATAAGCTAAAACTGTAAATTCAGCTGCGTTATCACCATCTTCGTTAATAGCAGAAATATAACCTTTAGCTGTAGCTGAAGCATTAGACATGATAACCATGTCACCAACTCTAAGACCGTGATTAGTAGTAACAGCGTTACCATCCATATCATTTTCTACTTCGTAAGTATTATTAGAATCTTTATACTTACATGTATAAGCTAGGTGTAATCTACCTTGCTCTGACCAAATTACTCTGTCAGATTGAGAACCTTCTTCAGCTCCAACTTGACTTAGAAATCCAGCGATTGTTCTTTTACCATAAATCTCTGCTTCTTTCTCCATAAGATCTGGTAAGTATTGTTGCGCCCAACCCTCAGTTGCTGCAGATGTAAAATCTACATAGTTAGAAGCCAACGTTTGTTTACGTGGAGCCGCATCTGGTCCACTTGCACTTGATATTGCCATTTTTTAATTTTGTTTTAAATTTATTATTTGTTTTTAATTTTAAACTTAAAGTTAGGAGAATCATCGCCAAGCACTTTAAATTTAGGACCACTAGTGTTGTCATTAGAAAACGACTGTCTAGGATCCATACTTACGTTTTTGGCTTTAGCAACACTATCTTTCATAGCGTCTGCTCTACCTTGCTCGTAAAAGTGATTAGCAATAGCATCGGAATTCATTGCTGTAAATAGTGACTTGTGATAACCTTTAGCATCTGACATTTCATTATTTTTATTCAAGAACTTCTTGACAAAATTATTAATATCGCTTTGTGTTTCTTTCACCTCTTTAGCGTTGTTTACGTTAAACCTATACTTTTTATTTCCGACGTTGTATTCAAAACCTTTGAATTTATCGTTAAAAACTTGTTGAGTTTTTAATTTAAAAGTATTAGTTTGTTTTTCTGCTATTTTTTGAGTTTCTTCTGACTCTTTGTTATATCTATTAAAGAAATTTACAGCTTTTTGTTGTTCGGTAGTTAACCTAGAACCAGCTTTAATTTCTTCATAGTATTTGGACTTTTGCCCGTCCAGGTGGGCTTTAGCGTTGGCAACTTGCTCTTTTAACGCTATTTTTTTCTTTTTAATCTCTCTTTCTTCATCTTCTTCTTCATCATATGAAAACGAGTCTTCCATTAGAAAACTAATTTCATCATCTGTTAAGTGAGATTTTGTTTGTTTGTAGTACTCTCTAAGTACTGTTGTATCGTCATAACTAGAATAATCTTGATTAAGACGTACATAATCTTCTAATGTACCACCAGTTTCTTCCATAAAATCTACAACTTTTTGTAAATTTTCTGGTATTGCTTTTCCAGTCTCTTGTGCTTTAGCTACAGCTTCTTCAACTTCTTCAGTTAGCTCTTCTGTTTGCTCTTGCACTTCTTCTTCAGTAACCTCTTCTAATACTGGGGTTTCTTGTGCTTCAACTTCCGGTTGTACTTCTTCTTGTTTTTTTGTGGTGTTGGCGTTTTCAACGAGCTCAACCACTCCGCTGTCGTCAGCGTTATCCTTTTTAATTTCTTCTGTGGTTTCATTTTTTTCTTCTTTTTTTGGTGTTGGTGGTTTACTTAAATCTACTTTAATAACACTGTCATCTCCAGCGCTTTCAAATTTTGTTTCTTCAACTTGTTCAGTTGGTTGTGTAGTTTCTTCAACTACGTTTTCTACGTTTTCTTCCATAATATAATATAATAATAATTAATAATTGTTATTTAGGATCAAAGACACCTAAATCAAATCCGCCTCCTAATATATCATTACCTGCGGACTCAAAGTTTTTAGGTGGTTTTTGATTATTTCTTTGATCTATAAGTTCACTTTGTTGAGTAGCCTGTATTTTTGTTCTTTCATCTTTACGATCTTCTTTTTCTTTTTCCTTTCCTTTAACAGCTTCAACTTCCATTGATTTGAGTTGCATATTCATTTGAAACTCTAACTCCATTAGTTGTTTTTTATATTCAACCTCTTGCGCTTGCTTTTGAGCGTCAAGCTGTGCTTTCATTTGCTCAAGTTGAGCTTCTGCTTGTGATTTAGCTTGTTCTTTTTGAACTTCAAGCTGCGCTGAGGCCTGCTGCGTTTGTATGTTTGCTTGTGCTTGAGCTTGTATATTTTGTTGTTGTATTTCTTGATCTTTTACCAACTTCTTTTCTCTACGTATTTTTAAAAGTTGATTTGCAAGTTTAATATTTTTAATTTCTCTAAGATCTATAGCGTCAGCAAGTTCAATTAATTGCTGTTGTAAGGCCATTTGAATATTGTTTTCAAGTTGCATTTTTTCTTCTTCATCTGGTTGTAGCTCTATAAATATACCAAAATCATATAAATGTAAGTTTTTCATTTCATTTAACGTGGCAACATTATGATTACCTATAGCTTGTATAAAAGCGTCTGCAGTTGGAGAGTATTCTAATATATCAGATATTCTTAATGATAATGATTCAGCTACTTCAGATGTTAAAAATAAACCAGCTTGAAGTATATGTCTTGTCGCTGTGTTAGAATTAGCAGCAGCTAATTTTTGTACTCCAACTAAAGCGTTTTTGTCTGGCATACTACCATCTCTAGCTTCATTAAGACCGGTCGTATCTCTTATCATTTGTAAATAGTAATTATACGTGCCAATTAAGCTTTGCATTTTTTGCCCACCAGATCCTGATTGTATTTCTTGAATAGGTACTTTGCCCGGGTTCATATCACCTTCACTCGTAAATGATCTTCCTATAACAGAACCTGTTTGGAAAAACATGTTTAAAGCTTCTTGCGGATTGTAGTTTGTTCCGTTACCTAAGTCTATTTCAGCTAAACCATCAGCGTCTAAATAAACACCATCTGGAACCATACGTGACAATACTTGTTGTAGTTTTAAATGTGTAAGTTGTATCATGTCAGCAAAACCAGTAATACGTTGTACTAGCGATTCTATTCTACCTTTATACATACGTGGAGCTACAATAGCATAGTTCATTTTAACTTTAGTAAAATCACTTTTTGGGCGCATCATGTTTTTAGCCATCTCCCACTTTAACAGCTTGTCTGTTCCTAAAATTATAGCTCCATCATATAAACACTCTACAGATCTTTGTAGTTTTGAAAACCCACCTTCCATGTTTTCTGGTGGGTTAAAAGTATCATCTTTTGCTAAGATTTTATCAGCACCGGTCCCGGTTTCTTTTACTTTGTAAACCTCGTTCATATATGTTTTATAATTAAAATATAAAACTTGAACTTTATTATTGTCTTCTTCGCTAGAATTATAAGAGTTGTTGTTATAATTAGTTTTATTATAACTTTTGTTTTTAATTATATCTTCTAAATCTTCGTGTTTTAAATGTGGAAATTGTTTTACTAGCTCGTTGACAGGTATGCTTTTAATTTCTCCAGCATAGTATATATCATCAAAATATGGAGATTCAGTGTATGAGTAAACCAAATCAGCTGGATCAACATAGTCAATAACAACTCCCTGTGAAGTATTAAAAGAAGTTTTTACCGCACCAATCCCTAAAACAGTTAAATCGTAATAAAATTGTTTTTTAGTCAACTCATATTTACTACCCTCCATTAAAACGTTAATAGCTTGCTCTTCTGCTAGTTCTATTGCTTGCTTGTACGTTATTTGCATATGAAGATCTAATTCCTCTTGAGTATCTGGTAGTTGTTCTTTTTTATTTTCATAAAGATCCATATTAAACTCTTGCTTAGCAATATCGTTGAACTCCTTTGTTTGCATATCTCTTATTATAGACTCCATATATTCAGTACGCTTTTTAACGCCATATGGGTCTTGCGAGTATGCCTTTATATCATATGTTCTTTCAGATATACCGTTAACAACTATATCTACAAATTTAGGTATAATAGGTACTGGTTTCCAGTCTAAATTAAGATAGGACAAATCACCGTTTATAGATAACTCATCCTTATATTTTTGTATTGATTGCTCACCCCTAGCGTATAATCTTAAATTATGAAAATTATTATGATTAGTTTTATATCTATTATTACCTCTATTATTGTGAAACCACTCAGTTTCAATAGCTTTAGCAACTTTCAAACCATAATCATAGCTCATTTTTTCTACATCACTTACAACTTGAGATGGAAAATAACTTTTTACAATCATATTTATTTTTTAATTAATTTAGAAGTATTGCCTTTGTTTGAATAAGTAGCAATATTTATATTTAGTTTCGGTTTTTCTATTGTAGCGTTTGGTCTATATAAGTGTCTATTA